GATTATGGACGACCCAGATATTGATCTGCCGAAGTTATTGTTCTGCGACAGTGAAAAGGGTGCGCGGCATGGGATAGTCCAGGAGGTTGCCCCATCAGGTGACAGCAACTGTCAGATTACTGCACCTGAATATAAAGAAATTTTCTACCAGTACGACGACGCCACATACCCCGGCGACGTCGCGTAATACCTCATAACAACCCCTAATTAACTCTTTTCGCTCAAACCCTCGTTTGAGCGAACGCTTTTTTTGGAGCAAAAAACATGGCCTTTGATCCGCCTCTTGGGAGCAGTTCGCCCGCGGTGCTGCTCGATAACGCCACTCGCCTGGACGAACTTGTTAACGGGCCAGCGGGAACGGTTAATGACCGTGCCGGGCAACCGCTGGACTCCTGGCGAAAAATCATCGCCGCCATCCTGGAAAGTTCTGCAGCAGCGATGGAAACCATTCGTCTGACGCTGATCCCCCTCGGTGAACAATACGCCACAGAGGCCGATGCGCAGGCGGCGATTAATAACGGAACGATCCCCGCTGGTTCATATTTTTACGTCAGGAGCACTGACGACAGCGCGCTCGCTGTTGAATACAGGAATGTTTCTGGTACAGCTCAGCCTACCGGACGCAAAATGCCGTCTCAGGATTTGCTAAACCAGCTGACTGAGTCTCTCGGTTTTCTGCTTCCCCTGACTGACACCACACGTTTTTTTAAGGCCGGGGTAACAGGCACAGCCTACGAAGCGATCAACGCTGAAGATATCTTTATCGATGCTGAGAATAACCTGCAGTACTGGATAAAGGACGGCGTGCGGCAGTACTTCCTGCCGGTTCGGGTCCCGACACTGGAGGCTGACACCGTTCTTGTTGACGGTATCGCCGTCGATCCGGCTGCTATTCCCCCGGCTGTCCTCGCCACAAACCTGCTTGGCCTGGCTCAGTCCAGCAAATTCCTGGACCCGGAGGCATTTCAACCCGGCGGCGCGTATGAGGGCTGGGAAGGCTACGACAATATCTGGCTGGATAAATCAGGAAATATTCAGGGTTATACCCGTGAAGGTACCAGCTATTTGCTGTTGCCCCTGTCAGCGCCTGAACTCAGTGCAAAAAAAATCCGCCTCGACGGTGAAGACCTGCGGGACGTGATCGCCAGACGCACGGAAACACGGCTCCCGTTCACAGAAATGGTGGACGGAAAAAGCCAGATCATGCTGCTGAATAACCAGACCGGCCAGCTGTCGCAGGTGACTGATGGCACCGCAAATGAAACGGACCCGGTAGTTGATGGCGGCGGTGTGCTTTCCTGGACTTCGGACAGGGACAGCAGCGTACCCGGCGGGAAATATTATCTGGCGGAGAGCGGCAAAATTCATCCTGTCATTTCCCGGCGCGTCCTGGCGGGCTGGGGCGATTCGTTCATGGAAAACCCCGTTTTTATGAATACCCTCCATGCTCTGACAGGTTTACCCGCCTACAACTTTGGCAAATCAGGGCTCAGAAGCACCGCTGTTGCTGCCCGTCAGGGGGGCGATCCTTTTTACTGTATGCCGGTGGATGGAGTAATCCCGGCCAGTGGGACGGTCAACCTGATACCGAACGTACCGGGACCCCATGCCTCTGCATCAAACGGGGCAATGGCGGCCATAAAATGCCAGCTGGCTGGCGTAGACGGAACGTTTAACTGGGATGGCGTGCAGGCCAGCTTTACCCGTGATACGGCGGGCAGTGCAAAGACTGTCAGCGTGCTGACACCGCTCTTTGTTTACCCTTATACCACCTCTGACGTGCTGGGCTCGATGCCTGCCGGCGTGCTGTATCCTGAGCACGATGAAGCAATTCTGATCCTGACCTGCGGTCGTAACAACACAACCAGCGTCAGCGAAGTGGTAAATAACGTAATTAATACCGTCAATTATCTCAAGCCGATCGGGAAATTGCCCTGTATCTGCCCTCAGTTTACACGCGGTGATGAAACCCGAGGCTCTGCTGGCTATCAGCGTATTCATGCCATTAACGCAGGGCTCAAAGCGGCCTTGCCGGAGTACTACTGTGAAATTGATGGCGTTGATCTGCTGCAGAACTTTAAAAACCACTACAACCCGGCGAATGCAACCGATGTGCAGAATATCGCCGACGACACCACACCTGCTTCCCTGAAATACGACACGCTGCATCCGTCACAGACGCTGATGAGCGGCGCGCTGTACGTCGGGGCAGAAGTTAACGCAAATTTCGTTTGCCAGTTTCTCAAACATAAAGGATGGGTTAAATAATGGGTAAGGTCGAACAGAGCACCGATTGGGTGAATGACACCGGGTCAAAATTATATTATTTCCCGTCCATCAATGCCGGTACGCTGGGGATGATTGATGTGAAACATAACTGGGCGGGAGGGGCGAAGAACATGGCTCCCGGCGCCCAGCTCAAAAATCTGTGCTATCTGGATGATCCGGCCAGCGTGGGTTCAGTAGCCCTGAACTTTGACAGCACTACCGGTGGGCTGATTTTCGATAAAACGTCGCGCCAGTACCTGCGCCTGCCGGCGGGGTTTATTCCGACAGCGGCCATGAAAGACTACATGCATACGTTCTGGCTGAAAATAGATCCGGCGAATGCTGGCGCGGATGGTTTCAGTAATGTCTGGGTGGGGATTGGGGCAACCAGTTACGCCACTACCGCTAACCGGTTGATTCAGGTCTATCCGACCATCACGGCTGGGGTGATCACGGCGCTGACGGTGTGCGTGCGTGGCATTAACTACAGCATTAAGGATTACATCGGCAGTCTGGCCGACGGCAATATTCATTGCCTGAGCGTCCGCTATCAGGAGTCGGTTGATGGCACGCAGCAAAAGGGACTGGTTTATCTGGATGGCGTTCTTGCTTATGAGGGGGTCTGGACGGGGAAAATCGCTTATCCTGCGGCGGCTGTTAACCTGAATGGCATCGGGTCAAACCTGGCGGATACCACACCCTTTGCAGGTCGGTTTTACCGTGCGCGAATTGACGATCTTACACTGGTCAGCAAAACTGCGCTGCAGGTTATTGCGGAAGAAATTGCATCTGTAACAGGAAGGTTTAGTTAATAAATACCCCCCAGATGAAAACTGGGGGCCAATAATAACTTCATTCTCCAGGGTGGCTGAAAACGTTAAAAAACCATTCGTGTAGATCTGCCCGCTGCCAGAACAGAGACAGACCGATTAACACGATAACTACCCACCAATACTTTTTGATATCCACAATGAATCCCTCGTAGGTACTGAAAATTTATCCTCTCACAGGGAAATGGATGTACCCAAGGAAAAAACAGGACACTTTTGGGGGTAAAAAATATTCTCTATGACAATTGATAGCCACTATGCCCTCCCTTCTTACAGAACTGAAAAATATTCCTCGGCTTCAGCCTGAGAAATATTATCAGCCCAGTAAACGAACTTTTTGATATGGCCGTTAAACCAGTTTGACGCCCCGATATATGAGCGACCCAGGCAAATGCGCGACAGCGCAGCAGGCATGATCGTGGGCGATGCTGAATTCCATACCTGACCATCAAACGCTTTCATGGATAAATCGCCGGTACTGAACATGCAGAAGGCTGCCTGTTCGGAATCCGAGACCGCCATTAGCGGTGGCAGGTTAACGGATACCGTCGTCCCGCCGGCAGCATTCAGTTCGGCAAATGCCGCCTGTCCGTTCATGTTGTCCCTGCCTCGCCAGGCAAGGCGGTAATGAGCACCTTCCACCGCATTATCCAGCACGACGGCGCAGGCCAGCGAAGCATAAGCCGTCGATAATAATTTCAGGCTGTGAGGATGCACCACCGAGACAAAAAAGGCTCCTTTAGCTGAGTTGATCAGCGTGTAGCCGGACGGGGTCGTTAATATATCCGCATCGCGGCTGGCCTCGGCCCCCGCCGTCGGAATGTATGAGGTATAGCCTGCGGCGCGTTCCGCCTGGGCGCCCCAGATGTAAATCGATGCCACGGATGCCGCGCTGTAGGCCGGAAGTGCTTCAGCTGCCGTATTTCCGCCGGTAAGGCAGACAGTAAAACCCGGTTCGCCCGCGGCAACAGGATTGATTGTCAGCGAGCAGCGGTACCAGCCATTCGGGCACTTTTCCATATTCGCCTGCATGACCAGCGGAGAGGAGCGCGTGATCTTCCCGTTCACCAGGTCAAAATTAGCGAACTGCGCGCTGGCGACGACGCCCGCAGGCAATGCAATCTGCATAACAGATCCGCTGTTTGCCTTTGCAAAAATGCTGAATGTGTAGGGCTGGCCGACAACCGCAGCATAGGTGACTGTCGTGGCAAGAGAGTGAACGGTATTAGCCGCTCCTGCGGCCTCTATGATTTTGCTGGCCGTCTTGTTCCCGTCAGGAGACACGGCATCATTATCGGTAACCTCGATCCCCGTTTTGCTCCAGTTCGCCGCTAAAAAGTTCTGGCTGTTGATAACCCGGTTAGTGGCCTGCACTTCGGGACGGAACCCCAGACAGGCGAGCGTATTCTGGTCATATTCAATAACAGGTTCACCAGCTGCTGCATATTTCAGCAGGCCGTCATCACCGAAATACGTTGCCACGGTGGCGCGGGTAAATGACATCACGTCAGTTATGCTGTTGCTGCGAATTACCGCTCCGGTTGCGGTTCTGCGGATAAACTGGCCGTTTTCAAAGTCCAGATACATTAACGCATTGTCAGGCAGCGGGGCATCAGCTGCAACGGCCTTACGCCCCATAAATTTACTGGTGCTTTTTACCAGAGTAGCCATATCAGTTACCTTTTTTATTACGCGAGGAGATTATTTTATTGCCAGTAAAAATACTGCGTTTTTCTGGTGGTAAAAAATAAACCTCAGCACTTTTGTTATTCCTGCAGACGTTATTTTTAATCTTATTCATCATAAATCTATCCCCGGATTAATGAATGTGGTGACACGGGTCTTAGCTCCCGTCAGACTGAGCGTGTTCTGTGCGTTACCGACGCAGTGGTTAAAGGAAATGTCTACATCAGTTAAAGCCCCTGTCGCAAACACCGGGTATTGCTGCGTCGGTGTGGACTGGGTATCACGCAGCTTGTTATTCGATACAGAAGAGCGGGACATGGGGACCTGAATATTAACAGCATGACCGGCTGTCGTCTGACCATTGTCATAAATACGGTTATAAACGATATCAAGATTCACGACATCACCACTTTCAAGCGAAACCCCATGACGGCCATTACGGTATATTTCATTATTACTGATGACGTTATTCAGGTTTTTAACCGTCGGATAGCTGTAATTCATATTGATACCGTCTTTTCCGTTTTCATAAATATGATTGCCGGATAAGGCGTATTCGCCTAACAGCGGGTCGGTTTTTGAGCAAACAGATGTCACGCCGTTCTCGGTATTCCCTCTGATAATATTGCCCTGCAGACGGCCACGGCGGCCAGGCTTACCCCCGTTGTTTGTGCCAGGGTACATCAGGAAACCATGCGTATTCCCGCGCATCTGGTTATTCGAGACAATCAGCCCCTCAACACCACAGTCAGCAATCCCCGCGTAATTCCCAAGGCAGACATTATCCGTAGTGATGATGTCCTGTGCGGTTCCCACCCCTCTTTGTGGCTCGTAAAAAATCCCGTAGTTTTTATTGTTCCTGCACAGGTTTTGCGACACATAGAGCGGTTCACTGTTCAGGAATCCGGTTCCGATCCCGATACCAGAGGCCCCCAGCGCACCTTGTTCGGCCAGCCGACCGCAGTTTTCCACAATGCAACGTGTGATTAAGCAGTTGTAATGCATATCAACACCGAGTCCTGTAGCCCCGATGTTAACGATTTCCATATCGTCAATGATGCTGTTGGACCAGTACTGGATAAATATCGCCTTAATTTCTGGCAGATAGCCGGATGCCGGATTAAGCGTCTGATTTTCCCCGTCAATGGTAAAGCCGGTAAAAAGCAGATTATCGATATAGGTTTCATTACCCCGATACAGAAACGGTGCTGTCGCTTTGAATGGCAGCAGGCGAGCTTTCTTTTTCCCGGCACCGATATAACCCACTCCAGCCACCGGAGTGACAGGGCGGGAAATTCGATAAGCCCCTTCAGGGATATAGATTGTTCCGCCGCCATTAGCCCCCAGCCAGTTTGTCGCCCGTTGCAGGGGATACCACATGTCCTCGGAAGAAAACGGGTCAAGCCCACACTCTCTGGCATCAAGAACACTTCGCCGTTCCAGATGCTCAGAAAGTCGCTTATTCAGCCTTTTGATATTCTCCTGAACGCTCCCCTGCAGGCCGGGTAACTGAACGCCGCCGAATTCATCCATAAAACCATGTACGGCCTTGTCTGCGGACGTAATTTTCAGAATGGCAGGAGCCCGGTCATAACCGGTTTTCCCAATCGTTTTGCGGATGTCTTCTGGCGAGTCAGCAGTAAATATCCCGCCCCTCTCATCCAGTGCCAACGCGCTGGCGCCGTCATCATCAGTAAAGGCAACCAGTTTCTGGCTGTCATCTTTCCCGAGCAACTTTGTGATCTCGGCTGAAGCAAGTGAGGCCACCACAACTGCAGCTCCGGCACTGTTTTTATAATAAATAAATCCAACAGCATCGCCTTCACCCTGAGGGACTCTGAAATATTGCCCGTCGGTGGTTCCCGTCAGTCCGGCAGTAGTGTCTGAAAACGTAAAACTGGCGGTATCAAGGGAAGTAATGATGTCGTCGAGCTGATCCTGTTTTGCCTGATTCACCGCCATAATCTGGCGCCATGAATAAAGAGGATCACCGCCACGGTCGGGAACATCTTCGGCGGGCCCATTGACCAGCTTATCCAGGCGCTCGGCGTTATCGAGCAACACAGCGGGAGACGTGCTCCCCAGCTCCGGGTTAAAGGCCATGTTTTTTGCTCCAAAAAAGGCGTTCGCGCAAACGAGGGTTTGAGCGAAAAGAGTTAATTAGGGGTTGTTATGAGGTATTACGCGACGTCGCCGGGGTATGTGGCGTCGTCGTACTGGTAGAAAATTTCTTTATATTCAGGTGCAGTAATCTGACAGTTGCTGTCACCTGATGGGGCAACCTCCTGGACTATCCCATGCCGCGCACCCTTTTCACTGTCGCAGAACAATAACTTCGGCAGATCAATATCTGGGTCGTCCATAATCCAGTCGCCGGGATGCAGGTCGTCGTTGTACGGCACCGTCAGCGTGAAATCATCTACCCGTTGCGGCGTGAGCATTCTCGATGATGGTCGACCGTCCTGAAACTGTATCCAGCAGCGAGGATTCGCGTAGCTCCAGTCCAGTGGCTCCGTAACGTGCAGCGTAATTTCCTGGAAGTCGTAAATCATCGCGTCAATCAGGCAACTTTGGGTTTTCCCGGTTGGAATATCGTCTGACAAAATGATGTGATCACCGAAGTCATGACACCATCCCAGCATTGAAGTCGTAGCCGTATACGTTCGGCGTTGGTGGAGATATTTCATTAACCGACGCATCCCGATACGCCAGGCGCGATCTGCAGTCATGGCAACATCAATGGTGTATGCCTCCGTTTTGCGCGGAAAAGGATTTTCCGGCGTCCGGCACTGTACGGTTTCCTCCGCCCAGGTCACAGTGTTGATATATTTCACATCCACGCCATCAAAATCATCCTCCGACGGGACCCTGAATGACGTCTGCATTTCCTCGACGGTATCCTGAGGTGTAATGATCCCTGTCCAGCTTTTGACGCCCTCTCTCCCGACAGAAAGCAACCCGTCAGACAGCAGAAAATATCCCATGCCAGCCTCTGCAATTTTGTCGAAAATATCCTTTGCTGACGTGCTGTCACTGCTTGCCTGGTGATCAAAATATTCGCCCCTTGGCGTCCAGTAGGTCTCCTCCAGCATACTGAGTGCCGCAATGTCGATCTGGTCGTCGCGATATCCCAGACTGCGGGCAAGATGCAGGAACGCACCGCTGATTGTCCTGTCACCACCGCCATCATAATTCCGCGTGGCGACAACACTCACACGCTTGTCTGACTGCGCCGCCAGCTGGCCGCCGGTTTCAACCGTGATCCCTATTGTTGATATCCCAGCGTAGGAGGTCGGACGGGAAAGCAAACGACCTCTGAGCGCCTGCCAGAACATGCTGTCTCTCGCGTTGTTGCTCCCCTGCTCGTTACGGCGGCGGCATCGAACCTCTACCAGCCCGGGAGAGGACAGATCAAAACGCTCTGTAAAACCGAGGCCATTAATGTTTTTAAGCGCGTAAACCCCTGGCTTACTCGTCCACCCTGATCCGGAACCATAAACGCGATACTGGATTTCATACTCGACATGGCGGACCCGCTTATTCCCGTTGTTCTGGAACCCGCAAATTCCGTTTGGGAAAGCAAAGTTGACCTCGAAGGCGTCCACAACTTCATTTTGCGGGCAGGCCAGAAAGGGGCCGAGCCAGGTTTCATTATCGTTAATACCAGACGCGGCAAAATCCACGACGGTTCTGGTCATAAAGCCTGACCAGGTGCTGTCAACGACACCGTTAACCATACGCTGTACGGTCGCAGAGGGGCCATCAGTTGACGCTATCTGGTATTCGTTGCCACGGTGCGCCAGGGAAATCCGCTGGGTGCCTTCCGGCAATCCGGAAAAGGCAGTGCCAGAATCGTATGCCAGCGTCACGCTCGCTGCTACCGCAGGGCTTCCGCCGCTGGATGCTGTACCAGCTGTAAATACCGGGCTGTCGCCAAATACTGACGCAGGCAGGAATGATGACGTAATGGAACCGCCACGCCAGGGGCTGGAGATCTCCACGATACGTAACACGCCGCCATCATCCTGAGCAATGAGCCCCGAACCATTCAACCCGCCGTTAATCGCTGCGAGCAAGCCAGACATTGTGCCGTAGTTGGCGACCAGAGATATGGTATAGGTGATACCCTGCCAGGTCAGAGCAAAGGTCTGGCTGGTTGTCGTAAAGTCATACGTTGACGGCGAGGCACTGGCGCGTAATACCGCAGTCGCTCCCCCTGTTCCCGGAACGGCGTCCTGGTGAGGGGTATACGTGGCGATCTGCAGGTCATAGTCAGTACCGTTAAACGTTAGGGTGACAGGCATTCCGCTGAATGGCGCAATCTCTGACACGACGTCGCCTGTCAGCACGTTAAAACCGCCCTCGATGGATACCTGATAATTCACTGGCGCTTTCAGGGTGACAATTGCACCGGCGATCCAGCCAGGAGGAAGTTTGTTCTCATCCTCGTCTTCATCATTATCATCATCGACATCGAGGCCAGAAAACGAGACGGAGGCACCGCTGACGGTCATGGCATCAGCAACGATATCACTGGCTTCAGGGGCAGTCTGAGCCATATCGAGGCCGCTGCCGCTCGACGTTCCCCCAACTTCCGTTGAGTTGAACCATATCTCACTGCGACGATCCCCAGCCACATTATCGCCGGGCCCATAGCTGGTATATGAAAAGCCCTCGCCTAAGGTCAACGCCGGAGTTTCTCCTACCCGAAAATCTCCACCGGTATAGGAGAAACGCCCATATCCAAGGCAGACAAACATTTCGACCGTCATCCTGGTGGGATCAGCAGGGTCGAATCGCGTTACCGGCTGCACCAGGTAATCAGGGTAAATCCGGTTTCGCCCAAAAGCCTCCCTAACGGGATCGCCAAGCTTCGCTGTATTGGCTTTAGCCGGATTCAGATCCAGCGATGAAGCGTTACTGGATGAAAAACCGCCCAGCTCTGGTTTTGGGGCAAAGAATAATGCATAGGCCGTAGACGCAATGGATACGGCCACAGAAACCCACGCGGCAATTTCAAGACCCGTGCCATACGGAATGGGATATATCCGCACATCGCTGTCTGGCCGCAACAAACATAACGGCCATTCTGCCGGGGGAACTGCCTGGCCGTTCAACTCGATCACGACAGGATGAGTTTTATCCTGTGAATAGCTCGGGACATTTCTGCTCAACCAATCATGCAGCGTCAGCACACCATGCTCGTGCGTTTCAAGGGGTTCACCCGGTAGCCGGGACGGGTAAAACTTTATCGTCATTGCCAGAACTCCACGCGGTTAAAGCGGCGGATAAATCGTGCCAGTGGCAGAAACGTAACCCCCGAGCCTGGATTACATTCCGCGACCTGTAGCTGGTTATCGAGCATCACAACGATCCCGACATGGGAAACTGTTGAGCCCGAATAGCAGGCCACTCCGGCACCTTCACAGGGGTCACAACGCTTCAGCGAAAGCATCAGCTTTCTCGCCTCCCGGTCGAGGCCCCCGCCGTCTTTGGTCACACCTGCAAAATCCGGCCATTCAGGTAGCCCCAGGTCGCTGCGTATTTCATTCACAATGCCGAAGCAGTCGAGTAGCGGGTAGGCTCTACCGCCCTTCTGCCATTTAACAGAACGGTATTTATCAGGATTAAACATATTTGCCTCAGGTTAGTAACGTAAGCCCGGATGCTCGGCGAGGTTGTAACGTTTACGGGGCCAGGCTGTTTTGAGGACATTCATATAGCCTGCCGTGACCTGAACTGCTGTCGGCGTCCATGAGCCGGATTTGATATCGAGCGTATATGGTGATGATGCCGGAGCAGACAGATCGGATGAAATGTACCGCCGGAATGTCAGCGTGGCTGATTTCATTTCATCCAGGATTTTATCGATCACCTCAGAAACCCGTCCGTCAATATTGCTGATAGCAAACTTTAAATCCTGTGTCCCGTCGGCGTTCCTGGCTGGTAAGGCGATATCTATCGCGCTGGCATCAAACGTCACCGGCTGACCATTTTCCAGCGTCACTGAAACGTCATCCCAGCCACTGGTTAGCCAGTAGTTATCATCTCCTGCCGATATCTGCAGCGTATCGTGAATAACCTCCGATCCGCTGCTGGCATATAGCCGCTCAAGAATTGTCATGCTTCGGCCACTCTCTGTTTAGCGCAATATCCAGTAACGACTGGCCCGCCAGCCATTCTGGGTAATTTCCCCAACCAGAAGGCGGTAACGGGCGCTCCCATAATTCCAGCGTTGCGCTGTACTGCCAGTATTTTGGCGCGACCAGCGTCGGCCCTTCGTAAATATCCACGAACCTGGCTTTATAGGGTTTTACCCCGACTGGAGTCTGGAGTTTCAGATAGAACCAGGACTGGCCATCTTTAAGCGCATCCCTGAAAAACGCCTCAAACACCTGCGCCAGAGCATCAGTTTTAAAGATCCATTTAACTGAAGCCTGGGTGGGTGTTGAGGTATATCGCCTTCGTTGTTGAGCGCGACCGGACGTCATCTCCGTTCGCAGTAAAGGTGATATGGGCTTAAACCCGTACCCGTCCATAAGCGGCATGGGCAGGTATTCATCCGGGTAGAAAATATCTGCCATGAATATTCCCTCCGGGCAGGTCTATCTTGGTTTTTTAGATTGGAGATTTGAATAAATAGCCCGACCGAATTTCTTCTGGGGGTTATTTACTTCGGCGGTTAAGGTGTTAACTATCCGCTGTTCCAGAGCGTCATTCCTTCGCTCAATTGCCTGCATCGTTATGTCATCCGGTTTACCGGTGAACGTACTTCTGGCATCTACGCTGACAGCAATTCGTGGCTGTGCCTGGATCTGCTTCGCAGCGTTCTGTACCGCCGGCGATTCCCGCCCAACAGCTTTGACCCCCAGCGAACCATCAGCACCACGGGTAAGCGGCATGATGGCTTCCGGCCCGGCCTCGCCGAATACACCCGCACCTTTCGCAAACGCAAAATATTGGGGAGTGCTGTAAACACCATTGCTGTAGGCAGAAAGTGACGGAGAATCGTAAACGCCTCCGAGAGCGTTAAATGAAAAATTAGCTCCCGCGCTTTGAATAGCGGTACCACTACTTGCCGCACCGCTGGCACCGCCAAAAAGACTACCGAACAACCCACCCGCTCCGCCGCCAAATGACGCCATAATCGCTTTAGTGATCAACGCCTGTGTTGCCATCTGGATCAGCGTCTTAATCACCGTTTCGCCCAGGGAAGAAAAAATATTCGACATCCCATCTTTAAACGAAGCAGCGCCTGTCAGGACGTTTGTCAGGTTGTTGGAGATAGAGTTAGTGGTGGCATCCAGAATCTCGCTGGTTGCAGTGGCAGCCATTGAACTCAGATCAGAAGCCTGATCGGCATAGTTCATCAGGGAATCGCTGATCCCCGCGCGCCAGTCTGACTGCTGTTCATCGGTCTTTTTGTAGTAGTCCTCCTGAATCGCTAACCGTTCAGCAAGCGCCGCCTGCAGAGCTTCCGTTTGCTGTTTGTACTGGTCTTCAGAAATTTGCTTCTTGTTAAAGTCACGCTGAAGCTCATCCTGCTGCTTACGGAAGTCAGTGCGAATATCCGCCATTTCCTTCATGCGGTCGCGGGCTTTATCTCCCATCCCGGCGCCAAGAAAATCTATATTACCCCGGTCACGCGCAGCGGCATTACTGTCAGCCAGCCCCTCACGGAACGTTTGCAACTGTTCAGCAATGTTTTTCTGATCGATTAGTACAGCATTTTGCAGGATTATTTCTTTTTTGGCTTGCTCTAGAGAGGCTAACTCCCCCTGCGTCACCTGATATTTCATTTTAGCCAGTTCGGTATTCTGGCTTCCCAAGGCAATTTGTTCCTGCTGCTGTTTAATAAGGCGCTTGTAAACGTCTTCTGTCTTTTCAGCCGCTTTAACCTCTTCGCTTTTTGGCGCTTTCCGGGTGGGTTTATTTGATTCATCATTTCGCCATTTCTCCAACCCCTGATTAATATACAGATCGCGGTTAGTTTTAAACTGAGGTTCATCCTTGAGCCCTAATTCGTCAGCGGCATAACCTAACCGGGCTCTTTCCCTTGCTTCTCCTTTAAGCTTCGATAGTTCAAGGTCCTGACGGCTTTTTTCCAGAGCATTGGCTTGCTGTGATGTTAAATCAGCCTGAGGCATTCGCATTGGCACGTTAACCAGCCCTTGCCTTTCCATTAAAAGCTGATTACCCAATCCAAGTAAACGGTTAACTTCGGAATACTTACCAGTCATCATTACAAGGTTCTGGTATTCAGAATTTTGCCGCCATGCTCTTTCTTTTATAAGATCGTTTCTTCTTCTTTCTTGTTCCTCCTGTGCCTTTAGTATATCATTTGCCTTTTCTCGCATCTGCCGTAGTTTGTCTTCTTCTACGACAACCTGTTCGGTAAGAATTGCGATAGCCTTTGTAATATTCAAATCATTTTCTTGAGTAATACCTGGCTTGCTTCTACTTTCATTTAAATCATTTATTTGTCTATTAAGGCTTTTTACGCTCCGCTCTTGTTCTTCGATTAAGCGCTTTTGCTCCTGCATCGCTTCAACCGTTAATTTACGATTACTATCTACCTCAGGTAGAGTCATTGAAGAGGTTTTTTCTCTGATTTGATCTATTTGGCTGGCATACTCCTGAGCTGACTTTCTTGCTTGTTCCTGGCTTTGATACATAGCGTACCATGCACCAGCACCCAACATAACTAACCCGGGTATACCACCGACCAGCCCAAGAGCCCCACTCATCAACCGGGTGCCAACAGAGGTAACGCTGTTAAGGTTATTTTGAGCAGAAATCCTGCCTGAAATATTACGGCTAAGCGCCGCCTGCGCTGCGGCAAGTTTTCTTTCAGCAATTGCCTGTGCATCGGCATTTTTTGCAGCTACAAGCCCCGCCTGAGCCCGCTCCAGAGCTGTTCGTGCTCGTACTTTTTCTATAGCTGTTCCGGTGGAGAGAGCTGTGGTCAATCGACCTTGCGCAGCAGTAACCTTAGCTTCTGCGGCCGCAACCCTCTCCTGTTGTGCAGCCTGAACATCTGCACTTTTAGCACTCTGAAGGGCTTGCTGGGCGCGGTAAACGGCGGCGCGGGAAGCGGCAACAGAAGATTGCGCGGCTTTTTCCTGAGCGACTGCAAGAGCTACCTCAGATTTTGCAGCTGAAATAAGTGCGCCAGTAGCGCTACTTGCGCTGGTAACAATCCCGCCAAGATACCGTGCTAATCCGATCCCAACCAGGCCACCAGCAGCAGTGGTAATCAGTGACATATTATCTGCTACGTCACTGAGGGCCCCGCTGACAGCAGAAGATGTAAGAGAATCCAGCGTACCTGCCAGCCCATCAAGACCGCCAGAAAGTGCGTCTGTTGCACCAGTCGCCTGGTTTACCCCACCGACCCATGCCATAAACGAGTTAGTGACTTTTTGCATTGAGCCGGACACTGTCGGCGGTAACGAGGAAAACTCCCCCTGTAACACACCTAACTGGCTGATTAATGCTGGTACGACTTTATCAATCGTGAGTTGCCCCTGGTCAGCCATCGCTTTAAGATCTTTTCGGGCAACCCCCATACCAGCAGCCAGGGCACGGATGACACGATCCCCAGCTTCGTTAACCGCGTTAAACTCTTCGCCACGCAAAACACCTTGAGCAAGCGCCTGGCTAAACTGGGTAATAACAGAACTGGATTCTTCTGTGCTTGCACCAGAGAGCTTAAGCCCCGTGGATACAGCCTCAGTGATTTTAAGCACTTCATCAGAGCTATAGCCAAATTCACGCATGGATGCAGCTGCGCGCGAAAATAGATTGGCGTTATCGGTAAAAGCCGTACCAGTACTTTGACTGATCGCCATTAAACGAGTCTGAGATAGAGTGAAATCGTTTGAGGAAACTGAGGCCTGTTTAAGCCTTGCGTTTACGGAGTTCCACTGGTCAGCAATTTGAACTAATTTACCAGTAGCAAACGCCGCTGCTGCTGCCGTAGCGGCCCGACCAGCAGAAGCAAATCCATCCGTTAATTCGGAAAGAGCCTTTTGGCTTTCCTTTGCTGCGACTGCGGCCTGACGACCACCATTCTGCATGGTTTTATAATAATCCTGCCCCATGCGTGAAGCGCGGGCAATCTCGGTCTGGAATGACTGAGAGTTAGCAGAAATTTTAATAATAAGTTCACGCAGGGTTGCCATTTTATTTTCTCCGGACGAAAAAAAACCTCGCCGAAGCGAAGTTTTTAATTAGGATGTTTCATTGTTGCTTGTTGTATATTTCACCCAGGACTTTCACAGCAGCATTAAAGTATTTCATGTCCATTATGGTATCAATGGTTCGATTTGATGGGTCTTCAGTGTATCTGATCGTCAGTTTCGAATCTTTATTAATTGAGCTTATTATTTTTGTTGTGTCCTCTGGCGAAAAGTACCCACCAGCATCAGAAACAAAGGGCTTGTCTTTATTGACTCGAATGTATGACTTGCTCCCCATATAGCCCCAACCACCGACCACAATAGAATACCCATCATTTTTCTTATAGAGAACAAAATTTTTCTGACTTATTGCACAGGTTAGTTCATCATTCATGGAATCAACACTACACATCAAGTCCCAATTTGATTGATGGTTATCCTTGCCAAGGTCTCCTATAGTACCTGAACCGCCCCAGTGATAAAATAAAACATTTGCATTATCAACCGCGGCCATTTCCTTAACGTAAACGGTAACTTTATTTTTATCGAACGCGTCAACTTCGAAATAACAAATCAATTTACTATTTTTAAAAACATGCTTTTCTCTAAAAAAATCCTCCTTAATCTCAAAGGTAGCGTTTTTTGAAATAGATACTTCGCCTTTGCTCGCATAAGAATTATAGTAAGCGGAGCAACTTAATTCTTTTATTTGAGCTTTGCTTCCCAGCCACGCAATATCCTTTTTAGATAACACTGACTCCGCATTTGAACTCAAACTAATGATTGATAGAAAAAGACAAAAGACAATCTTATAGACATTATAGGTTATCGGTTTTACTCCATTTTTTTTTCATAAAACATCCTCATATTTAACAAATAATCGGATCCTATCATCTGTTGACGCCACAGGCACTATTTGTGTTTTTCACGCCTCAAAACCAGGCAGGTACATTTGAACCTCATCAACCACACGGGTGCGAGCTGCCAAGAGTAGGCGTTTCCGTCCTCCCGCCCCCCATTTGCCCATACGGCTTGCGCACTGGCTCACTTCCTTGGTTTCGGTGTTTATCACATGGTCAATTTTATTTAAGCGGGCCATAGCATCAAAGCCCTGTCGAACAAGAGACTGAAAGGTTTGGTAAACCCGGATCTCAAACTCAGCACTGAGCCATGCGGCATAGCGTATTGCAACAATTTCCAGGGCCCATACACCTTGGTTTACGCCGCCGTTAATAACCTTAACTGGTTGATTTTCTTCCAGAGTGCATTTTTGCATTCTGGCTAAGGTTTGAACGAAATCTTTAACCTTTTTGGAGCGAAGGAACTGACTTGGTCCCTGATTTTCTTTGGCCTGACCACTGCCTACAGCGGAGGCGTGCAGGTCATTCAGACTGTAACGTCCATAGTCATCAACACGAACTGAAACGCCGTTTACTGATACGGTTGGATATTTCATCGTATTTACCTTTCTGTGGTGCGAGCCTGTTCGCGTAGACATGGGCAGCCAAGAGCGGAACGATGATAACCACCGCCCTGTCTCAGACTCACACTACGGAAAGCTCTTGCTGGAAGATGCGCACGCGAATGCGCTTTAAATTGCAGATATAGAAAAGCCCCACGGTGAAGCGAGGCTGGAGATAATTCGATTTTATTCTGAAGCGGCGAGCAAAGCGGCTTCTAACCCGGCAAATGGATCGCCGCTGTCGCTTGCCTCATCTTCTTCTGTGCTCCACTGAAGCTGAGCCTCTTCAATGGTGACTTTACCGCCCTGCGCCCCGTAAACCGCTGATACCAGCTGAGCATTGAGAATATCGCCACGGATATCACCGATCGGGCTGATACGATCGTATTCAGCCCACATCCTGAATTCGCCGACAGTCATGGTTTGTCGCAGTTCGCCCAGCGTGCGGCCCATCCGGAGCGCCAGCGCCATCAGGAACTGCATGCCAGGCATTTTTACTTTGCTTTAGCATCATCCGCGTCACGAATGAGATCGAGCGCCTGCTTCAACAGCCGCGAATGCACAGGGCCATAGATCGCTTCAACCTGTTCGGTGTCATCGACAGTAAAAACGGGCTGCAGGTCGGTATCCAGCAAAATATCGATGAAAAGCGTGACATCAGCCCGCATCGTACGGAAGGCTCGTTCTGAAGGGGTCAGTTCCGGTGTCTCCTGGGGATCCTGCCCTTCCAGTGGTTTGGGTGGTTCCGGGCTGGCAATACCCTGCCAGCGAATCCAGGCTTCTGCTGATGGCTCACGAATGATGACTTTGGCGTTATCCCACTCCGGAACGGTGACTTCTTTTTTACGAAAGCCCGCCATCGGGGCCAGTGCCAGTGCTTTAAGACTCAGTTTTGACATTAAGTTTATCGCCGGTTTCCCGGCGCTCCATTAACTGATGGTGACGGTGAGATCAGCAGAGGTGATAACGGTGCCATCGGCATCGGTAACCACGCAGGAATAAACCCCGGCATCACCGGATACAGCGCTGGCTTTCGTAAACGTTGCGCTGGTCTGGCCGCTGACCGTCGAGGCACCCTTTTTCCAGACGTAGGTATAAGGTGCCGTACCGCCCTGGACGACCACGCCCATAGTCAGGGCGCTTCCTGCCGCGACCGTTTGGGACGCCGGAAGGTCAGTAGCAAACGACAGAACTCCTGGGGCGTTAATATTGGTGGGTTTACCTTTCAGACGCAGCGAGAACGTTGCAGCAACCACGCCATTGGTTTGAGAATCCCAGGTGTGCTGACGTACCTCAGCGCGCATCAGGAATCCATTACCAGACGGGAAAATAACCTTAAACCCATAAACCCCGTCGTTATCATATGCTTCACGAAGTGCATCCTGCGCCGGGTTGCGGTAGAAGTTACCGGAAAGTGACATTTCAGACGGAGCAGGAAGGCCGTTGATATTTTCCGTTTCATCCGAACACAGCACTGTCACGTCAATATCGTTTTTCTGACCAGCGGTAAAGCTGGCCTGTTTGATAGTGCAACTCAGGTTTAACCAGGTTGCGGTATCCAGCTCTGCCGCGGTGACCGGCACAGAGGTAATCATTACTACCGTTTTTTGGGCACGTTCAAATAGTGCTGACATCGCAGCCTCCATAAATGAAAAAACCGCCAGCGGCGGTCGGATTGGATTGGTTTTTGTCAGGCAATGACCGTTATTTCGAGGGTTGCCCGATGAAGATGGGTTGTCGTGTCGTAGCCAGGAATTTTTGTCACCTCGACAGGTGAAAGAACCTGCAGGCGAGCCAGGGCGTCCAGGCGTAACGCTCTGGCTTCGTCATTCGTTTCAGCCCATACATCAACCTGAATGCGCAGTGTCGACTCTGCCTGGCCGCAGAAAACATCCCCGGCAACATCAGTCGGTATCGAGAAAATGATATAAGGCGCTGGAACATCTGGAAGTCCGTCGCTGCCCAGCGATACCACATACGGATAAACCCGCCCTTCTGCCAGCGGCGACAGCAGGTCATAGAGATCATCTTCTGTCATTTAGCCAGCACCTCATCGATAGCCTGATTCATCCGCTGCATCGCCACCTGCGCAGCCTCTTCCATGCGGGTATCAAAGGCAGGACGAACAAACGGATGTGCTGGCGCCGTAGATGTACCCAGCTCCACGAAGCGCCAGTAAAACGCATTCCGCTTGTTGCTGGCCTTCATGGTGTTGTCGCTGTTCCCCGTTCGCGGGTTAACGCCACGAATATGCACCCCCGATGAGATTTCACCACGACGGCGGCTTTTCTGGGTGACGACAACAACGTTTTTCTTCAGTTTTCCGGTTTTCTCAGGAGCACGATCAATAACCTCCTGGCGGAGCAATTCGGCGCCAGCACGGGTCGACTCCCGGAGAACTTTATTATTTTCGGCCTTGCTGAGCGTTTGCAGATCGCGGGCGATATCCTGCAGCCCGGAAAAATCCAGATTCACATCAATCATTTTTCGGTCCCCTGTTTGCAAAGAATTTCCAGCCGGGTACCTTTGCCATCTGGCACCGGAGGCCCGGTGACATTCAATGTCACTCCTTTGTAGGGGCCATTCAGGACAAGAAGCCGCGATGATGCCGAAATATCTTTGCGATATCGAACCCATACACGAATGGTAGCATCCGCCCTTTCTGCTCCTGCTGTCAGGCTCTCTCGCCCACTGATTCCCTTAACCTCTGCCCAGATAGTGGCGCCGTCAGACCACTCTTCTGTTGGCTGACCACTCGGTGTTCGTGTAGTAATAAAATTACGGATGGTGATCCGATGCCGCATTGGTCCAATTTTCATCATCCCCTCCGGCTAAACACCCATTTGAATTCGCCAGGGATTCAGCAACCAGCGTGCGGGTCCTGGAATATCAGGACTCAGATCATCCCCGCGGTTTTCATACAACCAGCCCACGATAAGAAGAACCGCGCTCTGAATGGAGGGCGTGATGATAAGAGGACGATCGCCAGCGCTTTCATTCTCAACAGCACTATCCAGAGCAGCCTGGTCGGCGAAAAAGCGTCTGTTGAGAAACTGCATGGCAGCATCCTCCGCAGCGGCAAGATACCCCTCCACCATCGTTTTATCGATTTCATCATCCAGCCTGAGATGTTCCATGGCTGTTTCAATGTTGATTACCGTCATAACCATTACCCTTTGGTTTCGGGGGCGCGGTTCATTTTGTTATCAGGGACTTCACCAACTATGGTCACCAGCCCATTACCTTTGAGCTCGGCAGCACGTAAGCGAGAGACATGAAACGGATCATCAGCTGGCGTCCTGAAAATGTCGCCATCCATAAAACGCCGGACAGGCTGAACCTGAATAGTCCCGGACTCTGTGGGTTCTGGCGCCGCATTTATGCCGTCGGATACAGACGGTTCAGCCACATTTTTTCTGGCCATCACTATCTCCTCAGAAAGAGAGGGCCGCTAAGCGGCCCTGAATTGTCAGCCGCCAGAAGCGGTTACAGTACCGGTGACAAATGCTTCCGGACGATAAACCGCTAACGCCAGACGCTCTTCCGCACGAATGGTGACCATGTTTTTAATAAAGTCATCTTCGTTCTCAGTGGAGAGCAGCACTTCGATATCCATGCGGTCGAAGATTTGCGCAGCCATGTTGAAGGCACCAGTCAGGAAGTTGTTCTGCGCCATGGCCTGTGTTTCAACAACAGGGAGACCCCAGATACGAGGGACACCACCATTGACCGGCTGCGCGATGATATAGCGACCTTCGTTATCTTTGGTCAGCTCGATGCCTGCCCAGTCAATCGGGTTCAGGACAAAACCAGACGCCGGATATTCCGCAAGAACAGCCTGCAGAACAGCCAGGCGAAGACGGTCGATCGGCGTGGCATTGGACAGAGTTAGGGCTGGTGCAAATTCTGTTGCCTGCGGCAGAATACCGAGGATATTCGCGCCGGTGCCATCGCCGCTCAGCAGTTGCTGCTCTTCTTTGAAACGAAGACCATACTGCGCGCGGCCATTGATATAGCTGGCCAGACCGGGCGCATCGTCCAGGATCTGACGGGACGCTTTAAAGTAATGCGCAATAGTACGAACCGGCGCACTTTTCAGATCAAACCGAATGTCAGATTTTGGTTTCAGGGCACCTTCCGCCACAGCTGCAGCATTATTGGTAAACCCCGTTTCCTGAACGAATTCAATACCGTTAGATGCGGTAGTGCCGGGGATAAGCAGATTACGGATGGTCAGAGTACGTTCCGGCGGGGCGATAATGCCCTGAACACGATCGGAGACCACCAGGCTGTTGGTTGGGCTCGCGCCTGTGCCCGTAGTGGCCGGCACGTTCATAATATCTTTCTGTTCCAGTTTGACGCGGATGCTCTTGCGGGCCGAACTGTCCATACCTTTGAACTCTTCACTTTCGACCACCAGCTCACCGAGCGATTTTCGCTGTGCAGGTGCATCGTTCGGGCGGCGTGCGCCTTTTTGCTCCAGCTCAGTGAGACGTTCTTTAAGCTCGTTCATCTGATTAAGGCTTTCGTCCGTTCGTTGTTTCAGTTCCAGTGAAACGGTTTCTCCTGCCTCCATTTTTTTCTTCACGTCTTCGCCAAAGTTTTTGACCTGATCAATCACCATGGTGAGCTGAGAAGAGATTTCGCTAATACTTTGTGGCTGATCATCAGCCGATTTTTTCTGGTACATATAAATCCCTTAGAGAATTTTTGGGAGAGAAAACTGGCTCAGTTGCTGGCGCATCGCCGCAATAGCCGCTTTGGTTTCGCCGTCTTCGCCCCCGGACTCACTCCGGTCAAGCAGATAGGACAGTCCGCGGGAGGCGACCGCAGCGGACTGACTTTTCGAGAAACCTGCCTCTCGCAGGAACTTCTCAAATTCAGGTAAGGAAGGAAGATCACCGTGTGACAATTTCGACTTAATGACGTCGATGCGGGCATCGTCGTTAGCTGGTACGGTAACGATGGAGATTTCAACCAGGTCGAGCTTCGTTAATGTGCGGATCCGGGTTTTCTCATCGTAATTCGATTCCCGAACGTAATAGCCAATGGAAAGGCCCGTAATGGCACGGGTTTTCATGCCTCTCCATGCAGTTTTGGCGTAGGCGGCGTCGTCCAGCCACAAAGCGCCTTCACCAAAAAGCCCATGCTTATCTTCTTTCAGGGTTGAGATATCCCAGTTCCCGATGGGTTCACCGGTGCGATGCTGCCAGAGAACAGGGAACGTCCTCCCCTTAGCCCGCGTTTCCTCGATGCTTTCGAGGAATGCGCCCGGCGCCACGACTTCGTTGTAGCTATCCACCACCTCGAAGACAGAACCGTATCCAGAAAAAAGGCCGTCATCGTTGACAGCCTTAATATCGAAGTCGAATGCCTTTACTTTCATGGCTGCGTTTTTCCGGTACATTCCGGCGTCTCCTCTGATTTAATGCCAAGCCATTCCCGCAGTGCGTTTTTGGCTAATTCACTGTCGCCGGACTTGCCAAGCTGATCTATCGGCAGCAGGTTGGATTGAACGGTTAGTTGGTCAGCGCCAGGTTTTGGCTGAAGGTTTTCTTTTTGCCGTGCTTCATTGCGGGTCATCAGACCGTTCTGGGTCATCGTTGAGTAAAAAGCTGCACGGGCGGCGCTGTCAGCACGTAAGAGACCTTCGATGGAAAACTCTGCGAAGTACTTATTTCTTTCTCCCGGAGCCAGGAGACTTTTACGAATCGCCTGCTCAATACGGGTCAGCCATGGACGAAGTGAAAACGTTAAAAAGCCAATCAGCATCTGTTCGACGCCACTTCCCCACATCGTCTGCCCCTGGGCGGTATGTCCAATCAACCCCGGCCATACTCTGAACCACCGACAAATCTCTTCGATATTGAAGGCTCTGGACTGCAGCATCTGGGCGTCTTCCGGGTTGAGGTCAACAGGCTGAAACTTCATTCCCGCTTCAAGAACCATCATTTTCCCGGTATTCATGGATCCAGAAAATTGTTCAACCATGCTTTCACGTACTTCATTGCGCTGCTCTTTTTTCAGGATCTGATCCATTGAGAGAACGCCGCTGGGCCGCATACCGTTTTTAAAAACTTTGGCGCTGGCTTCATCTGTTGCCATTGCCAGACCAAGTGTCTGTCGGGCATAACTGACAGGTGACAGGCCCATGACACCATTGGTGCTGAACGCACGAATGTGCATGATGTCCCGTTCATCAATGTTTCGGGATGTACCTGAAGGCCAGTCACGGTAGGTATAAATTGGATCTCCGCTCTTGCTTAAATCAACCTTCATCCTTTCTGGCCTGAGAGGTACCAGCGAGGTAATACGCTTTCCGGTTCGATCGATTTCTGCATAAGCATTCCCCCACAAAAGCAGGCTGGCCATGATCATTTCCCAGAACTCCACTGCAGTCATATCAGCATTGGGTTGATTATGGAGGAGCTCATAAAGCGGGTGATCATTTGCATTCTGGCGACCGTCAGCCGTTTTTTCGTAAAAACCAACAGGCAACGTCGCGATGGTTTCGGATAACAGCCTTACACATGACCACACTGCCGATAACTGCAGGGCTTTATCAACCGTAACGGATTTCCCTGCTGCGGACTGCCCACCAGCATAAGCAGCCCAGAATTCACCGTCGGTAAGGGAGATGGGTACGCCGAGCCACCGGCGAACGGCGCTTTTTATCCGGCCTGGCTTCTTCTCTTTATTCATGGTGACTCACACAATGATGGGATTACTGAAAAAGTCGTCGATATCGCCAGAATCATCCTCATAGCCTTCGGAGGCACCGATTGCCATAGCGCCCGCTACAATGCCGTCGATACGCCCGGTACTTTTTTTCTTGGCAAAAATTCGGTTTTCTTTCTGATCAGCCTCCGTCACTGCTGAAGCCGCATTCCAGCGAAGACAAGGGTTCGTCCTGATGATAATGACGCTGTCATCAAGCAACTCTTCAAACAATTCGATGGAGTGAGGCATCCACAGCCCGGAATCTTTCGCTTTGTAATACCCTTGCCCATGAGGGATTAAGGGAACAGAAACAGATGCTTCCTCAAGCTCCGGCTCAAGATATTTAATGCGATACTGGTCGAAGGCGATGGCCTTGATATCGAACTTCTCCGTCAGATCGGCAATACGCTGGGCAACAAAGCCGTATTTCACCGCTTTGCCTGGCGTAGTGTGGATGTGACCATCGCGCTCCCAGGCGTCATAAGGCACCCGGTCCGTTTTAGCCCGTTCGAGCAAGGTATCTTTGGGTGTCCAGAACTCCACCAGCAACTTGCGTTGTTTTGGAAAAAACAGCGCCAGGGCAGTCAAATCACGGGATCCGGACAAGTCCAAGCCACCGTAGCATTCCTCACCCTCCAGCTCATCTGGATCAAAGTTTTCCTCACATCCCATCCAGACATCACTGCTCATCCACGGGTTAGCCGCGTCAACCCACTGACAGAAGTTGAGACGCCTGACAATACTCTCTTTCGAAGGCATCCCCCGGGCCTGAGTCACCTGCTCACGAAGATAGCTTTCTTCAAAGGTGTGACCCAACGAGGGGTTAGCCTTTTTCCAGCAGGACTCATCCTTGAAAGGATCGTCACCTTCATCCAGTGAACAAATAAAGGCGAAAAAACTATCATCTTCTATCGAACCAGCAGATACCTTTCTACCGTATTCGTGATAGTCATAGCAGACGCTGGTTTTATCGTGTCCACTGTTGGTGATCATAAAAATGAGTGCCTGCCGGCGACCTTTAGTGCCGGCGCGCATCATTTCAACAACCTGATTGCTTTTATGCTCGTGAACTTCATCAATAAGAGCGCAATGTGGTCGTGGACCCGACTGTCCGTCATCTGAACTAATTGGGCGAAAGAATGAACCAGCCTGAAGAAAAGCCAGGTTCCACTCTTTTCCGGCGCCGCCAGATTTCTGTATGCGTGCGGAAAGAGCCGGAGACTGATCGACCATCGCCACCGCATCACGAAAGAGGACCATTGCCTGGTCTTTTTTCGTTGCAGCAGCATAAACTTCAGCACGAGGTTCTTTATCTGCAGTGAGACAGTAAAGACCTATCCCGGCAGAAAGGGGGGATTTGCCAGATCCTTTTCCTGATTCCACGTAAACCATTCGGAACCGGCGAAAACCTCTGGCATTTTTCCAGCCAAAAATCGAACCGACGATGAAACACTGCCATGGAAGCAGAACAAAAGGCGCACCTTCAAAATCGCCCCCGTTAAGCTTGAGGACTTTCGCAAAATAATCAATGGAGCGCTGTGCTGCCTCAACATCCCAATGGAGCCCTCGTGCATGGCAAGATTCAAGATCCCTGAGGTGTCTCTGGCAGGCATTTCGAATGTCAGGACCGGCCAGTTCTTTTCCAGAGGTTACATCCTTTGCATACTGCGTTGCCGGATCAACCGAAGAACTTGTCGAGCGTGTCTTCTTCGGGGGTTTCGCCATTCACTTTCACCTTCGTCCTTGCCGCTGGTGTCAGACCGAATTCAACCAGGTAACTTTTAAAACGACGGTCGGCATCAGCCAGCATTGAAACTGCCGGGTTGGCCTTTATCAGAAAACCACCCTCGGTCTGGACGGTATAAGTTCTGCCCTCTACAGCGATGGTGTCGCGCAGTTGCAGGATATCGGCATAAATATCGCAAAGCCTTTCAAGCGCCAAAGTATCTGCAACGGTGAGAACACCCATACCATCGAGAAGCACAGTCAGCCGACCCCATGCCACCTTACCCCAGTCGGTAAGATGAGCTGGGGGGCCTGGAATTTCTTTAGCTGGCGTGGGTTCTTTATCGTTGAGTTTTCGTTTGCCCGGGTTGCCGGTAACCACTTTGAGGTGGGTCGGTTTCGGGCGTCGTCCTGCCATCGGAACCTCCCGGAAAAAAACTTTTCATTTCGCGGTTGTGCACAAAAAGGACTGGCGGCGGTCATTTGGGTTCGAGGTTCTGAACTTTTGACCCGCCCCTCCCCCCTCAGATGAGAATCGACATCATTTGAATGCTAATGATTTCAAATGACAATCACTTTTGAGGTATATTGATAATGGTTATCACTTAAACCAATGAGAAGCCGGGTCCAGTGGCATCCCGTTTTCATCGCAGCCGATCACGGTGCCACGCTTCTCCATTCGCTGCTTCGTTGAGTCGTGGTGCTGCTTACACAGTCCTTGCCAGTTCTTCCGGCTCCAGAAAAGTTTTTGCGCCTTCGCGATTGCCTGGCTGTCACCAGAGCGCAAAGCCTCTTTCAGTTTGTGCGGGATGATGTGGTCAACCACCGTTGCCGCTGTCACCCTGCCTTGCTCCTGGCACATGACGCATAAGGGATGCGCACGAATGAAGATAAGACGCTCACGGTCCCATTTGCTGCCGTAGATGCGGGGCTCTTTGTTCATGCTCTGGTCCTATTGCTTGGATGGGCGTACGATCCTCACCTGACCGAACAGCGTCTGTCGCTTAACCTCGCCGAGCTCGACAGTGAAATGACCATGACTATCGCGCACAGCAGCAATCACCTCACCTCTTCATCGTCAGCAGAAAAAACGTGCTTTACCTCAACACCATTGAGATAAACCGTGATACGTTCGCGACCCGGTTCGATGTACTCGCCAGGATCGTCATCAAGAACTGTGAGGTGCATATTGAATCCGTAAGTGATTAGTAATGCATTCGTGATACGCCGGTTGCGGCATGATCGGACAGGAACCGTTGCTGAAGCTCGCCCCAGTCCGGTTTTGCCATGGATTATTCCTATTTAACGTGAGGGAGAAAAAGGAATTACTGATTCTCCATAAAATATTCACTTTTATGTTTTGGAATTAAGGCTCTTTAGTTCAGGAGTTATTATGAAAAGAATTATGCTTGCTGTTTTTGTTATCTGTGGTGCGCTGTCTCTTTCAGGATGTATTTTGCCTCCGGGAGGCCCGGGCGGTGGGCATGGTGGTGGTCCTGGCGGCGGGTTCTCACATGGTCCGGGTTTGCGTTAATTACAACAGGCCCTGAAAAGGGCCTGTTCGTATCAGGTGGTATCGGTCGATACCCCCTTTCCTGAACGAGAAACGACACTTCCATAGGCACCGACTGTAATGCCTTAGCTGACTTGCTCAGCGCCGGTATCAAACAGCGCCAGCGCTTCGGTCGCTTCCTGAATTGCTTTACGAGTCTTCGAGACAATCTCGCTTTCCGTGTAAACACGATCGAAAGAGTCAGCGAATAGCTCAGCTTTCAGATAGCTATCGCCAACCCAGTCAATGGCTAACTTCGCCGCTGCTGTGTCGTAATTCACTTTCTTGATGATATCCAGGCGGATTTGTTCGGATGTGGTGATCTCTGACATGTCTTACCTCTGTGCGATGTGGGGAATATTATAGAAACCACTCGGCAGAATAGCTTCTGTAATGCTTTCCCACTATCCGAGGGAGTCACTCTTATGCCCTTGAATTGCTGTCAACCGTCATTGCGGTGCTTGTCGCAGCAGCCTGAGCGGTCCGTAATTATGCTTGCACATCCGCGCTTACGACATGCGGGGGAATTAACGGTGGCATTGGTTACTACTTAGCATTCGCGGCGCAATAAAAAGCCCCGCATAAACGGGGCTGTAGATTCAGATAAATGGTTTGGCTACTGGTAGCTATCTGCAAAATGTCCTTCGATCTGAGATCTGACATCAACAGCTTCGTCTAACTTTAAGGAATCATGGCCCTTAATATGGAAATGAGGCTCATATGCATAAATCGTAATAAACGCATATGATCCTTCATCTCCTGAAAAAATCTCATATTTGACGCGAGAAAGACCGGTACCAACTAACATATATGTATCCAGAAGCTTATGGGTATTCATCATCCATTCCTTTTCCTTTAAAAATCCTTATCAGCATACATGAATTCGATGGATGACGGCAGCTATGGATCCTTGCAGACGTCGAAATAACCTCAATATCAGAGAGTCAATACCCATGCAACCCCCCAAGAATGCCAAAAAATAAAGCGGCAATCAGCAACGCAAGCGCAGTCTTCTTCATTAACACTCCGTAAAATGCTATGGACATTGCCAGACACAGTGTTATAAAAACTGGCCACATAGTTAATAACAAAAACAAATAACCAAATAATCCACTATTAATAGTTATATTCACTACTGACTTAACCCTGGCGTTCAAAATATGAACTGCATCTCATGACAGCATGCAATCTGCTTATACTGGTGAACTATAGCATTATCTATGGCACTCAGTGAATGCTCGATGCCTCAGTTGCTGAACTCCGCTAATTGATACACGCCCGCTACGCTTGTTATATCCGGAATGTTATCTAAACTAACGTATGACTTTGCTCTGCCATGACAAAGTCTGCCGTTCTACCAGTGAGCTCAAGGATGAGCCACTCTCACCCCTTCCGGGCTCTCGGTTTTATTCTCAATCAGTAGAAAATAAACCAACTTCGTGGCTACAATCCGTCATTGGCTGGCTATACAGCACCCCGTAGCTTTGGGATTTCCTCCGCGGGGTTTTTTATCAGGTTTCAACCCGATTTTTCGGTTTAGCATTATCGAAGCCCTTTGCTAAAGAGCTTCTGTAATGCCTACTGCTGGGCCCTGTGTTCGTAACGGGAAATTGTCTTCCCGTTTGCGTTCATTACGTACGCCACCTCGCCCTGTTTCAGGAACACGTTCTGGTCCATTCCCGTTACCGCGATACTCTGCTGGTCAGGGTTGAAACCAACGCTTAGGCCGCTATGGATTTCTTCGCCGCCGCCAGGCGACATCACTTTTACTGTTAACATACTTATTCTCCTGCTTCTTCTGGTAATAAAAAGCCCCGCTATTGCGAGGCCAGTAATGTGCGTTATTTATCCTTTTCTACGATTAGTGCATCGGAAAGTTAATGAGGAACATAAGCCCGATAAACGCGCACAGTATCCCAATAGCGCCGCCCACAACAATGAGCGCCCAAACGATAATGGTTCCTATGGTTGCAATCATTTCTTAGACTCTTCGGTTGGCTGTGGATGAGCAGCAGAAAAAAAATCATAAATATCTACCGCTTACGCTTGTTGTTTCTGAGCTGTCTCCTAGGCTAAAAGAGCCATTACATGAAAGACCTTGCGTTTACTTACCCGTGGACCTCAAGGATGAGGCCATTCTTTTAACTCACTGAGTAGGGGTAATGCTCTGGCAATTGGCCTGCACTGCTTTGTTGTGCGCCAGAATGTCGCGTTTGGTCTGACGGTCCATTACGTCGATATCGTGGTCGGTCAGGTAGATAATCCGCACCCAGCTGCACGCGGTATCAACGACTACCGGGGCGGGTAAACTTTCCGCGCAGCTCCCGATCAACATCGTCATCAGGCATATGGCTAACAGTCTGCTGTACATCGCTGGCCTCTTTCGTGACTTCTGCCTTACGTTCTGCCGCGGCGACGGTGGCGACGGCGTTCTCTTCGGTACGCTGCTGATCGGCTTTGGCTTCAGCCTTACTGGTCCCGCGAGCATGACCGATGCCAAAGGCGCCAGCTATAGCGCCCAGGATGACGACCACCAGCCCAGCAATAATTTCGTAGCTCATTGCGGCTCCTTCAGTTCGTCGGCCTTAGCTTTCAATACTGGCTGGCGTACGTATTGCGATAGCACGGCCAGCACCACCAGCGCAGGGCTAATCAACGCAACGATGTTTGGCGGGAGAATATTTTTGATATCCGGCGGCAGCATAGCCCAGGCGTGCAGAGCAGCATCCGGGAACGACTGAGCCCATACGCCAACCAGCGCGCCGATAGCTCCCAGCTTTACAGACCACGTTTTCAGCAGCAGGCTGGCATGGCCTACGAACTCCAGCCGGGTATATTTGCGCAGAAGTAACAGAACGAGCACAGCAACCAGCACGAGCAAAGCGAAAATGATCATCTTCACAGGACACGCTCCTTAACCCAGCCGTAGAGAAAATCCTCGTTGGCTTCGCGGCCCTCCGCCAGTTCGAGGTATCTGGCACCCTGGCTGCAGTTCAGCGCACGCAACAGAACCTGTTCACCCTCTTTCCCGCGGGCGGAAAGGTATCCCTTAAGCGCGGTGATGGTTCGGGGACCAATGGCGCCATCCGGGATCAGATCGGGATATAACTTCCCGCGCATGTTCAGAGCAGTGAGCCAGCGCTGGAAAAACTTACTGGCGACGCTGGGCCCCATGTTCACGCCAGTGTCGCAAAGCTCATCTGCCAGTAACGGAGATAAACTTGCCACCTGGTCGAACCGGGGACCGGTCCAGTAATCGCTCAGCAGGATTTGCTTTGCGGTTTCCCTGGGCAGGTTCCGCATATCACCGGTGTAGCCATGTGCGCGAGCTGTGGTTTGGGTGATGCCCCAGTGGGTTGGCCCGCCTTTATCAGAGGGGTGATCGACATAACCACCCTCTTTGCCGAGGATCCCCTCGATAATCTGGTCTGCTGTCATTGTGCTTTCACTCCGGTGATTCGTTCCCAGAAATAAGTGAGCGCTACGGAACCCATAGCACCACTGATACCGGCAGTGGCCAGTATCATGTAAATACTCAGGCCACCTTCAATGCTGATGAGCCCACCAATGACCCCGGTAAAAGCCGAAACCACAATCTGCGCAAAAGCATTTATCCAGCTCCATTTTGCTTTGCCCTGCTTCACATCCATCAGGAACCGGACAAGGCCGCCCCAACCAGCAATGATCAGCAGAGCCAGCCAGGTGATTCCGGCCATGCTTTCTTTGTCTTGCATATGCTTTGCCATAGGTTCACCTCCGGGTTAACGGGGTGCTGTGTGAATAAAGGGGGTCAGGCCCATCGGGCTGATTTAGCGACAAACCTTAAAAGGAGCCACCCGTGAGCCTGAAATGAAAAAGGCCGCGCAATAGCGCAGCCTTAAATGTTGCTCGGTTAGCCGAAGCGCCTTTGTCAGGCGAAAAAAAGCCCGCTCTAAAAGCGGGCTGAAAAGTTGGGACTCTAGGTGGTAGTAACGTAAGAATGTACTTCTGATACTCCGGTTTACCGGCTTATCAGTAAAGCGATCGTACGGTAAGCGTTACTTCTGTTAAAATACCGGGGTAAACACAAAGAGTAAACCCGGAATGAAGTCATTCATTATGCATAGCTACAGTGTGGTGCCGGGTGCCTCCCGGTGAGCATGCCCCAGCCAGCATGGCCCGCGCTGCATTTACAGGTTCTGTAACTGACTGGACGCCCCTCCGCATAGGGGGATTCACCACACCAGAAATTTAACATTCAGTCTTTCTGGTTTCAATACTCTGCTTATCTGAGGTATCGGCTCACCATAACCGCCCAGCCTGATGTTATCAGCGTGTAGCGGCTTGTTTTTCTCTTTGATAAAATTGATTCGCAAATGATTAAAACATCAACTGGTGAAAATATGAGTAAGTACTCAGACCTTTTACAGGTAATCAAGTCACGGGTTTGCCAAAATAACAACTTCCCCCAAACATTACTGGCAGACTCACACAGTTACAGAGCCAGGCAGGTTTGGTATCGAATAGGACAAATATTCACTCTTGAATGTATTCTCGATGAGTACAGGAAACATTTTTCATCGGATTATTATTATCTTGATAACGATAAGGCTCTTCATCACCTTATCTTCGAAATGACCAAGTGGAAACCTGAAGAGATTAGAAGACTCTCGCTAAACGACTGTCTCTTTATCATTGCCAGTCAACTAAAGCCCAGTTATATGTCAGAAGATGCTGCCGCTGTCCTGGCGTCACTCAATCTGCCGACTGGCCACTATCCTGTTGAGGATTTTCCACAAGAGGACTGGGATCCCAGGGAAAACTCAGTATTCCTTCAAAGCTACCAGTAGCGACTCGCCCAATCTCCGCAGAGATCTGACTCAGCCGCTCCTCAAAAGCGGCTTTTTCTGCTATCAGACGGTTGAAGTGGGCAAGATAGATTTTCTGTTGCCCAAGCCAGTCTTCAAGCTGTTGAGTGGTCATGCCCGGGTTAAAAAAATATGGCTGCTGCATCGCTTCCCCCAGAAAAGCAAAACCCCGCCGGTTGGCAGGGTTCAGAATCAGTTTCATTTGGATGTACGTATCCATGATTAGAAGAATACAGGACAATTTTATGCAAAGTCAACTCTATCGTGCAAAAATTTGCCGCCATCTGTTTCGATCACATCAATAAATGGTCGCCTTCTCAAATTCAGCCGCTGCCTGTCTCTCTCCTTTGTGAAGCATATCCACCAGCCCTTCATAGAACGGCTTCCAGTTGCGTGACCACGAAGACTGATGGAGATCCGGGAGACGCTTCAGAATGGCGCGGTGTACCGTCGCAGAGGGTACAACAGAGAAGCCATTACCAGAGCAGCGTTCACATGTTTTGAAAACCGGTGCGCCAAGTTCTTTGGTCGCTTTGCGATCTAAGACCTCCCCTTTACCACTACACCTGCATCGCGCATGGATCACTTTCTTTCCTCCGCACACTCCACAGACCCTTTTCACCAGTTCATTTCTAATCTTTGGGGCCTTCACTTCGACACCGTCAGCATCGAAAATACCGGGGTGCTTAATTACATCTTCATGGCGGGAAATAAAGCCGGTACCGCTGCAGCTTTGACACGTTGCTCTGGTGGCCGCCGAACGTGAGTATTCCGCAAAGGCAAATTGCGCCAGCGTCAACATGCAGGCGCCGAGCTTGTCACCAGCGGCTTTGCGGACATTTTTAGGAGCGTTTTTGATGGCAAACTGCGCCAGCGCCTGAATTGCAAGCTGTTCGTCCGTTTTGCTGATACCAGCCTTTCCGAGGAAAGCGGCAAGGCCGAAGCGCGCACGACTGCTGGTGGTACCGATGGCCGCCATAACATCTGTTCCGGTCAGTCGATTCGGCGATGTGCTTTTCACGTCGTCGCTGATATGCATCCCCTGCGGGCTGAAATGCTTTAACGATGCTTCCAGTTTCATGCGGCCACTTCTCCGATATCAGAAATTAAAATTTGTCCGGATTCACCCCAGACTTTTGTTACACGAAAGTCCCAGATATGTGCGTCATCAGTAAACAGAGCATCCATCAGCGCTTTGATCATGTTATCGGCGTCTGGTTTCTGCTGGTGTGCCTGTCCGTTCATCGTTACTCGCTTCTTCTGGCTCCAGCTCTTTGGCATGGGAACCACGAAGGTTATGTGTCCGCCCTGCTCCGTCATAGCAACGTTCTTCAGACGGACCTCATCGCAGAATGCCCGGTAGCGCATTACCGCCGGACGCTGCTTCCACTTATCAGCTCTGGTCACCCTGGGTTTGCCGATGGGCGTGATATCGTAGATTTTCATGATTTGATGAGTCCCTCTTTCCGCCAGATTTCCAGGGTGCGCATTACCCCCTCTGCGTGCATCAGGCGCAATTCGTCGTATGTGAAATCGGTGGTTTTGGTTCTCCCGTCAATTACGTCATGGCACCCGTTGCAGGCGATCGCCGCCTGAGTATCGTCAGGCTTGCATCCTGTGCCGCACGTACCCGCCAGGCGGTAATGCGCCAACACGCTGGTTTCCGGGTTGCCGTTGCAGTAACCAGGGATCCGCACTGTACATTCGCGGCCACGCGCCTCTTTGCGTAGGTTCGCCATACTCACCCCCACATCCTGTTGCGCCAGCGAGAGTTTGGCCGCGGCGGATTTTTGTCCTCCACCAGCTGCGCGCTGACGGTCCATGTTATAAAGTCAGGGTTTAAGCTTCGTTCGACCTTTACGCCCCGCTGACGATATCTCGCTACCAATTCTTCGGCCTGCTGCGTTGTGCATTCGAGATGGTGAAACCATGAGCGTTTCATCGGCATCACCCCGCGAAGCTTAAAAGCTGGTTTGCGGCGTTCTCGGCTTCCTGCAGGCTGTTGAATGAACGAGAGAGGATCCATCGCCAGAGAACATCGAGCGATGCTTTGTACAGTTCCTGGAACTCGCATTCGTCCATGCTGGCGAAAGAAATACTGCGAGGATGTTTTTTTAGTGTGCCGTCCGGCAGCTGTATGGCGTCATAGTGGCCGGCTTCAACGATGACCCACGCCCGGTAAGCATCGAAAGATTTGCAAATACTGATTGAGCCAGATCGCTTCTCAGCTATACGGACAAGATATTGCTCGGCGGCATCAAGTAACGCCGATTCACTCCCGCCATATGCAGCAAGGTATTTGGCGTAACCTGTGATAAGCCTGCGCTCGTTAGACGAAATCGCCCCGCCGGTAGGTTCCCAATATTCAAAACCGAGATTGAGTAAAGCAAAGTAACGGCGGTGAAACGCCGGATTGCGAACAAGCTTAAAGTCGGCCTCCAGAACGGCGCCGAGCTTGCATTTTGATTGCAAGAAATCGCTGGTCTCCTGCGTGGCAGGGATCAGAATTCCTTGGGTCTGTTTTATAAGGTGTAATTGCTGCGCCATGGGTTTCACTCCGTGGCGCTGAGATGCTCCGTTGCCGTTGTTCAGGCGGCAGGTAAATTATTGCAGCTTACTCTCGGTTTCGTCAATGCAGCCAGCTTCTTTAGCTAGCTCTTTAAACTCTTCAATCGTTAGCAAAAACTGACTTTTTCTTACCTTTTCGAGTCCGGTTATTTTCCCTCCATCACTCGAAATTAAAAACTTCCCGCCCTGCCTGATAATGTCCACCACTTCGGCGATATCGAGCTCCACTTCATCCCCCTGAGCGACATACAGACGCAAAAAATATAGTCCGGCGACAGCATCAAAGGGACACGCTTATTGCGATGCTTTGGGAAATGCCAGCCACCAAAAGGTGAATCAGTAAAACCAGTCGTCCGCGCTTTCCCACGTCTGTTGCAGGATTTGCTCTACGCGTTTCTTATCGCCATCAGCGCCGCCCAAAACGCTAAGACCATCGTTGCTTGTGCGTCGAATGGTTAATTTGCAGTCATCATAAGACTGGGACAAGCGGCGCAGCAATTCTTGCTCAAGCGCAGGTATGGCACCATCAGGGAGTTTTTTATGTTTATCAATTGTGACTTCAACTTTCATGGTTAGCACCTTACATGGATACTGTATAAATAAACAGTATACCGGTTGCATGAAATGTTCAACCCCTCTGCAGCACTTTTTGCTAACACCATGCTTATGTTTAGATTGATGTTTTTCCATATTAAAAAACCCGCCGAAGCGGGTTTTATCATGCTGCAATGTCTTTTTTCAGGCACATCTCCGGTAAATTAGCCCTCACCAGCGCCTCAGCAAAAGGCGGAGGAACCGCATTACCACAACGCGCAACCTGCTTATCCTTCGCATACTTCACACCGCGGTAATCCTGATCGATGATGTACCGCCGTGAGAACCCCGATCCGCGTAGATTTTCATCTAAATCAACTATAAAAAAGCCCTCTCCGCAGAGAAGGCTTTTCATTTTTTTGCTCGGAAAACGGATTGGATAACGCAGTAAACAAGACCACAGATATGAGGCATTGAGCATCCCGCGAAAATCGTCAGGGCTTCATCAGATAGTCCCAGAAGCCCAAGCCCCACGCAGACAAATACTGCATTTACTACAACAACCTGAACAATCATCACGATCAGAAGGGTTATTGCATACAAATCTTTAATCCGGATGTTTTTTACTTTGTGCGCCATGTGTCCCCACTTGGCGCCGGAAGTAAGTCGTCAGTTGCTCAGGCTGACGAGGTAATTATGGCTGGTCACCACTGTAAAATCAAAGCTAATTATCACTTCTTCTTAGGGGTTTTTTCCCGTAAGATTTGACCTTCTTCTCCATCGTGGGAATCACATAATCCCATAAATCACTATCAGGGAACCTATTTTGCTTTCTTACATCTTCCGCGATGTATGCTGCCTTAAGGCCAAGAAGAGAATATTGATACTGGCGTTCTTCAAAATAGTCTTTGTAATCAGGAGGATACGCTTCTAACTCCCATGATACTGAAAGCTTTTTCCGTGCGCCTTTCTGTTCCGCTGGCAAGCTACATACCCGGTACATAATGTCGGAGCTAAGTGACCTCCAGTTTCCCTTAATCGAAGAGTAGTCAAGTAGCTCTGGAGGCGAGGTAGTCGGCTGAGCTTCCCCCTGGTCACCAGTATACTCACCATAGTCATTCGCTATTTCTGCACATTTATTTGCATAATCCTCGAGGAGAAATATAAGCTCAGTGCATATAAACTTTCTTTCTGGTGAAGACTGCTTATTTTCTTTATACCACCCGACAAAGTGGTTCGTAGCATGGCCTATAACAGCACCGGCAACCCCTCCGATCATTGATCCAATCCACGCGTCCATAATACCTCCTACTTTTTGTTAGCCTCTTCCATTTCGAGATAGCACGGATCAGATACGCGGGGTGACTGCATGCTCTGCTCGCGGTAGTAGCGGACGCGCTCCATCGAGTAATCGCACATATTCTCTGGCTATTATTTAGCTACCCGCTCCGCTGTCATCGGCATATTCAAACATTTTGTAAGGTCTACCGGAAGTGGCAAGATAAATGTTATATTACTATATTTATAATAAGCCTCAATTCAAACATTGAGGCTTTTATATAATGAAAAAATTACGGCTCAAATGAATCTATAGCATCAAGCAACTCATTCACATTCGTGTAACACCCAAGAAGAAATGGCCTATTAGAATGAGGGGGGCTGCATTTAAACTTTGTTTATTAAGTGCCTTTGCTCGTTGTCTGGCGTTAGGAATGCCAAGCCTAATTTTCTTATACAATGTAGCATCGGCTTTATTATAATCCTTTATACCCACTGATAGTAAATCTTTTTTCAAAGTAGAGTGCTTCTTTAGATCATCAAAACTTGAGTAAGGCGTATTTTTAAATGCAAAATGTTGCAAAACCCACAATTCAAAACAAATATTTGACAACGCAATATTAATATTGTTTGCAAGGGCTAAATCCCATGCTTCATGGTGTAATGCATGCGTGTATTTAGAGACAGCCTCTCTATCATATACAACCCAAAACTCATCATCACCAGAGGTATAACCACTTTCCTTGTGCTTAATTGCAGCATTTACCAAGGCTATTGGTGTGTTATATTTTATATCCGGTATATGTATAACCTTTGCTTTCTCACTAGCAAATTCATCAATATAACCCTGCAAGTACAGAGGTTCTGTTTTTGTACCTTCGCAAAAAATATGCATTCTTTTTTCTAATTTTCTCACGTTTTTTGCCATGATCCATCACCTTAAATCTTCAGGAATATCATCGATGTCACCAAATACTGTTAAATCAGTATCTTCAGACTTTTCATCTGTCAAAGAAATAAAGAAATCCTTTATTTTCATATAGTTAATAAGTGGAACACCTCCAAAGCGCCCTTCATCATACCACTTATTAAAAGGTGAATTTGCCTTAACCTTTTCTTTATCAAACTCATCTAAACTATAAACTTCGGTTACACCTTTTTTCTTTTCAGTAAACCAAATCTGATCTCTTCTCATATTTTCTGATTTCATCAACTCAATGTTATGAGTAGTAAATATGAGTTGAGAACCTACTTTATTGACTTCACTATCGTTAAACAGTCGGATTAAAAGTGCAGCCAAGTGTGGATGCATGCTGTGGTCGATTTCGTCAATAATTAATACACGATTTATAAAAAAACCAGAAAGGAGTGCAGGGGTTAATTCAAATAACCTACGGGTCCCTGCTGATTCATTTTCAATATCTATATCAGCACATTCCCCGCCTTCCATGTCATGCTCAAACTTAAAGCTAAATCGATTTTCCGCCAAAATTCTACGCTTCATTTCTTCTGGCATTTCATCAGGTAGCTTAATATCCAACTCTTTATTTTCAACAATCCTTAATTTGTTTATACCCGTATCTACCAATGATAAGAAGTCACCGGCAAAACGAATAAGTATGTCTCTAAATTTCTCATCCTCAAGATGAAGTACATTGAAACTAGAATCCATTCCAATAGGACAAATTAACTGCGAAAAATACTCATATACTACCTTAGCGATTTCGGGAGCCTCAGCAACGGTGCCGATCTTCGATAGATATGAGTTATTTTTAGAAAATGGAATTTTCTTTACTCCACCCTTGAATTGCGCCCCAAACTTAATGTTTTCCCAACCATTATTCACACGATAGAACAAATTCGAAGATTGCTTGGAGTAAAAACAATCTAAACTCTCCAATATAATTTCTTTTTGAAGATAATGTATTTTATATTTATATTTTAAATCATTAACCACAAAGTCAATTTCAAACTTAACTGGCTTTGAGATTGTTGTTTGACAAAGAGAATATGGTTCAAAACAAGGGATATCCTCACCCTCTTTCAATGAAAAGCTATCCTCAACAAGATAATTTAATGCAGAAAATACCTTTAGAAGATTTGACTTCCCTGAAGCATTGGGACCATAAATTCCAACGGTACGAACAACCCGCTCATTGCTTTTGGGGAGCACAAGTAAATTATTGCTTAAGTGGTTACTTGTTGAACTTCGCAAGTCAAAGTTAACCTCTTCTTTGATCGACCTAAAGTTCTCAACTTTTAAGGAAACTATCATGACACAATCCTCTAAAACGTGATTTTACAGCCAAAAAATGACAAAAAAAGCCCAATCACGAGAGTGTAATCTAACAAAAGATACTTTTATACAACTTTTTCTTGGTTTTGTACCCTTATAAGCACAAGAAGAATACAACCGTCATATTGGGTTACTACAAGAGTTGGGCAGATCCCTTCGGAAGACGATTCTGCCCGATAGTTGCCTCACCCTTTCCCACAGACCTAAGCCAGTGGGGCAGTCTGAAAGCTAGAAACATATCTCGATGGTTTCCATTGCTGCTATGTGTTCGCTCATGATGATTTTCCTAGATTTGACCAAAAACTGATTTTGCCATCAGATGGGTGGCAGTTAATCAAGTCGATAATTTCTTCAGCTGTCTCTTTACCGTCGAAATGCTCACCAGAGGACATTTTCAGAGTTAAAATGCCATTCGGAGTCATGCTTACTATGTCCTCTGCGGCATGAAATATAGGATCGAAAACTGTTTCAAGTTCCCAGCCATATTTGCTCTGGAGCTTTAGGGAAGGTGCGAACAAGTTCCTGATATGAGATCATCATATTCATCCGGAGCGCATCCCAGAGGGACATCATGAGCCATCAACTCACCTTCGCCGATAGTGAATTCAGCACTAAGCGCCGTCAGACCCGAAAAGAGATTTTCCTCTCCCGCATGGAGCAGATTCTGCCATGGCAAAACATGGTGGAAGTCATCGAGCCGTTTTATCCCAAGGCGGGCAATGGCCGACGGCCCTATCCGCTGGA